CAGCTTGGCGTATAGGTAAGTCAGATTATAGTAGCAATGTAGATGGTATATTCTTTGGTAACCCTGCTGGTTCTGGTGCAACCAACTATGGGTTTGCCTTTACAGCTACATCTAACTCTGGAACCGCAAATGAACACGGTATTGAGATAACCCCTCAACACACAAAACTTATTCAACCTACCATAACTAAGCAATCTACTGGTACAGTTTCTATCTCAGATCAACAAACCACTTCGCCAATAGTAGTAAAAAGCGGTAGTGTAAATCCAAATGCTCAAACTGTAACCATTAACGCAATAGGCGGTGGTGGGGGCGGAGCGGGTGCGGAAAGTCAGTCTGGATCTGCTGGGAGCGGGGGCAACACTGTTTACACGCTAACCCTGACTAAGGCAGGGCAGTCAAACACGGTTTATTCAAACGTAACAGCAAGCGGTGGCGCGGCGGGTACGGGCTACGGCGCGGCTAAAACGGATGGTGACGCAGGGGAAGCATCTGCAAGAGCTTCTGGTGGCTATGGCGGCGGGGCTTATGGCGTTGGTGGTACTGGTTCTTTAGGATCAGGTGGCGGCGGTGGTGGTGGTCGTGACTACAACTGGAATTCAAACTCACGAAAAGGTGGTGGGGGTGGTAGTGCTGGCTCTCACATCTCAAATTCTTACGACATTTCAAATTTTGATGCGGCGATAATTACAATAGCTTCTATTGGTGCGGGTGGCACAGGGATGTCATCTAATCGTGGTAATGGTGGAGCAGGTGGTGCGGGTGTAATTTATGGGTCAATCCAAACGGAAGGCCTAGATCCTGTGGTTCTTAATACGGATGCAGAATATAAATCTGGAACAGTTGGGCGCTTCCAAAGCTGGCAGTCGATAACTTTGACTCAAAATGTTTGGGTTGCAAATCCAGATGATCAACCCGTCCAAGTCTGCTTGTCTCAAGGGGTTGCGGGTGGTGGAACAAGCTATTTCCAAATTGCAGATGACAGTAATGGTACAAATTCATTTACCATTAGCCAAAAAAGTGATGACAACGCTACAGAGCTTATGGCAGCGGCTGTTATTCCTGTAGGTAAGTATTTTAGACAAACTAACCACGGTGGTTATGTTGCTAGTATTTTGAGGACATAAGATGAATTACTTCTGGAATGTAACTCTGCAATCTTACTTTGAAACCCCGCCTCTTGTGGATGTTCAAGCATACATTGCCAAAGAGCTAAAAGAGAGAGAATGGGAAATAGTAGAAGTTCCTCAACAACCTTGCTTTTGTCACGATTGGGTAGATGGCGCTTGGGTCTTGGACGTTGATAGAAGGCGAGATGCAGATATTATAGAAGTCAGAGCGACAAGAGATTTTAAATTAAGAACAGAAGTTGATCCGCTGGCGGGAAATGCTTTGCGGTGGGCTGATCTGACAAATGCAAAACGGGCAGAGTGGACGCAATACAGAACAGACCTGTTGAATGTACCACAGCAGTCGGGATTTCCCTCGACCATAAATTGGCCTACGAAACCAACGGAGTAATAAGATGGCATATAAACTAGGAACACGTAGCTTACAGAACTTGTCAGGTGTAAACCCTGATATGGTAGCTGTAGTAACTAAGGCAATAGAGATCACTGAAGTAGACTTCACAGTTATCGAAGGTATTAGAAATATTGACCGTCAAAGACAACTACTCAAAGAGGGTAAGTCAACTACACTAAACTCTAGACACATCACAGGTCATGCTGTAGACATGGTTCCTTGGCCTGTAGACTGGGAAGACCTTGATAGGTTTGAAACTATGGCTGAAGCTATGAAGGATGCAGCAGAAGAGTTAGAGATACCTATTGTATGGGGTGGTGACTGGAAAAGCTTCTATGATGCACCTCACTTTGAACTTGATCGTAAGAAGTACCCAGCATGAGTAGAGAAGAAGATAATTGGCACCTCTCCAGAAGTGTACCTATAACTCTTATCTTCGGTCTTATAGCGCAAGCAGCAGCTATAGTCTGGACTGTGTCTATGATGATGTCAGACATTGAACGTAATGGTGAAGAGATCATGCGTATGCAATCCAGACTATCTATTGTAGAAGACGCAACGCAACGACAAGCAGTATCTATGGCCCGTATAGATGAGAACATTAAGGCAATCCGACAAACAGTAGAGAAAATGGCTAATGACCAGTAAGGATTGTTATGATAGACCCGTTTACAGCTTTAGCTGCGGTAAAGACTGCTGTTAGTGCAGGTAAAGAGCTTGTCTCAGTCACTAAGCAAATTGGTGAGTTCTTTGACGGTGTTGATGAGCTAAGGAACAACCACAATAAGAAAAAGAACAGTCTCTTCTCAGGTGATGATGAGAACAGCATGGAGACTTTTGTGAAGCTACAGAAGGCTAAGGATGCTGAAGAGGAACTCAGAGCCATTGTGATAGCTACTAGAGGTTACTCCGCTTGGGGTGAGCTACAGGAAATAAGAGCTAGGACACGTAGGGAACGTAAAGAGAGAGAAGCTGCTGAGAAGCTCCGTAAGCAAGAGATAGTAGAGAAGGTAGTTATTATTGGGGGTACTCTAACTGTGTTGTCTATTATAACTGGGATAGGTGTGCTTCTGATAATGTCATCAAAGGGAATGTTATAAATGTCTGACGGGTTACAAGGTATTGGCTCAATGCCTTTCAACATAGCAAGTGATATACACCATCAATCTAGGGTTCGTGAGAGTATTAATAACCACTTGGTAGAGCAGAGAGTTGAAAAAGAGCACAGGGCTAATCACAAACACCTAGAGTCTCTTAGAGAACAAAGACTAGATTTAGCTAAAGGGTACGATAGGTTTGGTGCAGAAACCCACAGCTTAAAATCAGAGTCTACTACTTTAAACATAGAGGTTTAACATGACAGTTGCAATGGAACGTATACTAGCTTGGAAACTACTACCACGACTAATGATGTTAGTTATGACTGGTATGTACATCAGAGTAATCGAGTGGTTTATGTCGCTACCCCCAGAAGCCATGACATCCCAAGCCACTGCACTGACTGCAACCGTCACAGGAGCTTTAACAGGAGCCTTTGCCGTTTGGCTAGGTAATGAAAAATGATTGGTCAAATAATAGGTAGTGTAGTTGGTCTAGCTACAAGTGTAATCGACAGTAAGACACAGATCAAACTTACTGAGGCTGAGATCAAGAAGAAACAGCTTACAGGTGAGATTGACTGGGATCTAGCTGCAATTCAGGCTACACAGAATAGCTGGAAAGACGAATGGATAACTTTACTTTTCAGTATTCCCCTGATACTAGCCTTTTGTGGTGACTGGGGTAATGCAATAGTCCAGGCTGGTTTTGCAGCACTTGAGACTATGCCAATATGGTATCAGTATTCCCTCGGTGGGATCGTATCAGCATCCATAGGAATTAGATCGGTATCTAAATTCTTCGGTAAATAAGTGAGGTAATTTGTACAAAACAATAGCTAGAGTATCAACCAGTAAGTACACTCTTAAACGACACCTAAGACGACGACAGAAGAAGTCTAAGAAGGCTAAGTCAATCTTAGACCTACCGCCCAGAGGTTTCTTCTCTTGCTTCTGCTGGGACCGCTCTTGCCCTAACCATAAATAAATACTGCAGACAAACTAAAGGCCCCTTGGATCTCTCCTTGGGGCCTTCTTTTATGAGGACTTACCCCATTGATGACAGAGGTAGTCTTTAACTACCCACCTATTTCCCTCTAGGGTCTGTATACCTAGAGCTAAGGACTTTAGACAAACATCCTCTGAAGTGTATAAAACAGAAGGTGATACGCTCTTACAAGTTGTGGTGTCTAAATGGCACGTCAATATTATCGCTGTCCACATCTGGATTCTCCAATATATCTATAAGCCTTTCGAGATACCAGATACACTTCCTAAGATCTTCTACAGGCTTTTTCTTATAAGGCCATCTCCAAAGATACTTAAAAGCAGATTGCCAACAATAGGCAGCGTGAGTATTTACAGCTGCCCCCTCAGTCATAGCTTCCATAGCGTCTATACATTCTATGGTACTATTGTAGTGAGGTGGACTGTTAACGTAGTCCACCACTTTAGTTTTATTCAACTTTGATAAATCCCATTTAGCCATTAAAACGGTGGCTCCCCATACTCGTCAAGCTCTACTCCTTTGTAAGACATATCGACTTCATAGACTTCATCTTCTACAGGTGTATCTGTGAAATCTTTTTGTATTACTCCCATGTCACTTA